TAGAAATGAACTGACACAACGTTCGTATCAAACGTGTACTGTATCCTTTTTTTTGATGATCTTCGTCAATGGAAATCTCCATCGACATGGTATGCCCGGAACGGAATCCACCAATAGCACCTAAGATAAACGAACCACATTCTTTCCCTTGAATCCACAAGACAGATTTGTAGGTATAATATTCACCTGCGTGATGCGTATGCTTATGGGCATACACTTCAATTTCAGGGGTTGAGGAATAGTTCCGTGTCGGGTCTTGCCAATAGGGATCAAACTCCATGTTTTAAATATCATCCAAGTTCTAAAGTAAATTCAATTTTGTTCAGGCATCGCATTGGTCTCCAGAGCAGTATTCACTTCCTCTAGGTACGTTGTCTTTGACGGTGTTGAAATCGGGTGCATTGTAAGAATCGCGTAATTGAATGTATTGATGTTCAGTAATGGGCTCATACGGTGCCTGTTTGTATCCATGACCCGAATGAGGAAGCATACTGACTGATTTTAAAATGGGGGTGTACATCGCCAACATTTTCTCCACGTCTGGCGCATCCTTTTCCTTGTCAAAATAAACGGTGGCCGATACACAATTGTCCGAATAGCATCGTTGGAGCATAGCCACCACCGCAAATTGTTCCCAAGGACTCACGTCCGTACTCGACCGTACGTTGCCGTGGTCAATGGCAAAGGAAAACACGTACGTATTTTCAGAATAAGAATCGTCCTCATAAGAAACACCGGCTTCAATGAGTGCAGGAACCAACGATGAATCCTTGCTAATCCGGATGCGTCGAATGGCAAACCGACTGACTGGATAATGCACGCCTGGTGTACAGCCCGCCAACAACGAAATACTTCCAGAGGGTTTGATGGTCGTGACACGGATGGCTGCAGGTACCCCTGCCGATTTAGCCAAACGAGCATTTTCCGCCACCACGACCTTGTACCCTTCTTCCAGGTAATGGGTCATTTTCGCGTAATTCATCAATCCCCATTCGGATTCGACGAGAGATTGGTTGCTTTCCCATTGAGCAATCCCAGAGATGCTTACACCAATGCGTCTGTTCTTGGCAATGATGGCATTTGTTTCTGGGCGATGGGTCGGCAATATGGAGACGGTACTTGCGTAAAACGTTGCATATTCAAGTGCTTTGTAAAATCGGGTCACATTTTTACACCGAGGTGGAAACGTTTCCGCTAAATTACACATTTCAGCAGAACACAGGGGAATTTCGCCACACGGATTCACCAAACACGCCTCGTCCGGACGACGGTCACCGAAACGGGCATAGGATTGAATGTTCGTCAAATTAATCATCCCAGGCTCTCCGTTTTGTACGATTCGCTTGGCCATTTCTGGAAGATAGACTTCATAGGGTTTGTCGGAAAACATGACGGAATTGTTGCTCATCCATCCAATCTCCTGTCTCTCTGGATGGACCTCATAATTCTTCAAATCGATAAACGTAGTGTCGTCAATGTCTCCCAGACAAATCTCCGCAGATCGTCGCACGTTTCCAGCGACCACACACGCTCCAATGGAGTTGAAAATATCGGCAATCAACCGGGTATGGTTATATTCCTTGGATACGGTGGTACTTCCTTTCACCCATTCGGTGCCAACTTCGGTATATGTGTCCACGGTTTTGTTGAGCTTTCCTACACAAAATGCCGTCAAAAATTCATCGACCCGCTCGTGTAATTTTTGAAGGGGTTTACTTCCCGATGAAGTTCCGCCAAATCCGCAAATGGGTTCTCCTTCTTTTCGAATCGCCGAATAATCGAATCGTGGATACTTGTTCTTCCCATATTTTGGACTGTCAATGTATGCACACATTAATTTAATCAAACTCTCGACCCACCCTTCCCTTGAATCTCGAATCACATAATCCATCGCATCCTCTTTATCCGGCATGGTCGCCTCTCCTCTCCATCGCGTTGAAAATCCAACCCCTACTCCGTTCATCAAAAAATCCATCGTCCATTCTGCACAGTGCACCAAATCATCCTGGGTATCAATGGCTGCACAATTGTTGAGTGCAGCCGAACCACGTTCGTACGCGTAATCGGTTCCCATCATCCAAAGACCACGACCGGGAGGCAACCATTCCATATGAAACATGGAGAGAGCCATGTCGTGTGCATAGGTCTGCCACTCACTATCCTCCCAATGCAACGTGTTTCGACAAAAATGGTCTTTGCGGATAGACAAGACGCCTTCAATCACGCGTACCACCACATCATTCCACGTCTCATTGTTTCTAGAATACGTACGACGAAATACGACTTCGCCGAGACCATTGAATCCAAAATGAGGAGTCAATTGCATCAATTCATCGTGTGTCTCCTTGGACAATTTGAATCGAGACAACACTGGACGAATGGTCTCCATTATACACTGTATCCGTATGGAGGGTTTAAATCCTTTAAAGGTTGAAATTATAATAGTTGGTGGCATGGGTCTTGTATCCATACGAAAGGTCTGGATTAATGGGAGGTGGTTCTTCTACGGTGACAGGAACATAACGTAAGTTCTCGGGCTTCAACAAAAAGGCCGTTCCTGCCTGATTGAACAACGTCGTATAGGCTTGTAAAAAGACATCGTTGTTTTGGGCACACATACACCCCATTTGTACACCGTATTGCATGACAATGGAACTGTTATAATTGGTGTTTTGATAGGATAAATTGGGGTAGGCAACCGTCATATTTTTCTTATTGTATTCAATGAGCTCGTCCATATCAGGTGTATGAATGACCTCGTTATAGGGAAACGTGCGTAAAAAGGCGCCTCCACCTAAGATGTTGACCAACTCTTCCAGTTTCGTTCCTTGAATATGATTGTTTTCCACCTTGTCTACCGTAATAATGACTTTCCCAAGAAGATCTTTCAAATTCACCATACCTAAATTACGGCCTTTATTTTCATAACTGTATTGATTTGACAATAATTTGGAATCTAAATATTGGACCAAAGCATCCGCGATTTGATTGTATACCTCTAAATGGGTGCTTTTGATTCGAAAATGCAGAATCAACGGGTCGAATGCATTGGGACACGTGTCGGTGGTCATCGCGCTGGATACGGCTTGTATTGAAATCTGTTGAATGACATCCTCAATGGGAATGGAATTGTAGGTTCCTTTTTCTGTAAACTTGGTAGAGTTAGAGGTTGCCACGACTGCCTTGTCATTGACGTAATAGATTTCGAAATCCAGAACACGATATCCTTGTTTAATGACGTTGGTTAAGGCACATAGGTCAACCCAATCATTTTTGAATTGTCCGGTAGAGCAGCTATTGTAAGAAGATTTGATGTAAAAATCTCGTAATTTATAATTGAATCGATCGTCTCGTTTCCCAATCCCGGTGATGGGTGCTATATCCACGGATGAACACCGGTGTTTCATTTTTTGACGAATGACGTAAAGGAACATAAAGACAATCAATACAAACGAGACTAGTTTGGAAAGTGTCATCCAGTTTCGTGAAGTGTCCATACTTATAAAATTGAAATAAAAATTTTAGGTAGACGAATCACATATCAAAGATGAACGAAATCGAAATCTCGGGTTCTAAGTTTCGCGTGTTCGAAACGGGAGAGATTCACCGGGAAATGAAGTCTGGTTCGTGGAAAACGGTGAACAATATCAAGAACCATAGCCGAGGGTACAACGTCATCATGATCAATGGAAAGCAATATATGAGAAGCCGTGTAATGCTTCTTGCATTCAAAGACGCGTTTAGGCAGCGCGAATCTACGGAGAAGATCATGATGCATCACATAGATGGCAACTGTTTGAACTGTGCATTATCTAATTTAACGGTAGAAACGTACAGTTCGATTAGTTATTATCGAACGGATACTTCCGGGTTCCAATACGACCCCGTGAAAAAAACCTACAACGCATCGATTACGCTGAACGGTGAATTGATCCAATTGGGGAATTTTCCTACGGCGGATGAAGCACACGACAAGTATATCAAGACTCGGACCTTGTTACAAAAACGGAGACAATCGAGTTGATTTTCCTAAACCTTTTTTTTGTGACCGAATAGTAATGTTAAGTGACACGCACAAAATATATGCCTTTCAAGGAGCCATATTCTTAACGCATATGGCTTATTTAGCCATTTTTTTTGGCATTGCCATTATAGACAAAGAGTATCTCAGTAATTTCAGCACATTGATTCAATTCGGGGTATGTATGTTCCTCATTTATAAAACGTTTCCCTATCAAAAAATACATCCCTTTACAAGATTCGACCATAGTATCATCTTTTATTGTGCGACTTTTTTACTGATGAACGTGGTTGCCATGGAGATGTACACGGCGTTTGTCCTACCGTTATACACCAACGCAGTCAAGACAAAAAAACAGTTACAAAAACTAGCGAACCTTGACACGCCAAGACCCCATCATCAAATGGTTTAGGTAAGTCGTATCCAACAAGGCAATGTCTTTGTGCAAAGTTTCGTGGTAAACGGTCGTGATGACATCGGGACCACATACCCATAAGATATCCGAATGCGTGATTGATTTCAACAAGGTCAACCGGCGGATGCATTCGAGGATGACTTCTTTCAAAAAAGGGTGTTGAGGTTCCGAGGCAAATGCATAATTGGCAACACGAACACCGTATTTTTTTTCGCGAGGTCCTAATTGATAGAGGGGAACTGTTTTTTCTGTAAACAAAACAACGGGAGAGGTGGGGATGGGTTTTCGTATCACACAATCACTATCGATATACATCCCTCCATGATAGTAGATGTACAACAAACGTCCCAAATCGCATTGAATCACCCAGTGCGGAATTCGGTCCCATAGATTCGCCAATTCGGGTGAAAATCTAGCCACTAAAGGTAAAATATCCTCTGGTCCTAGGACCCGATATTCAGAGTAGGTTGAATTGTGTTGTACTATTTTGGGATTCGGTTGGCCCGTTTCGCCAGGTTTCATATTCCATAAATAGTACAGCATATCATATACAATTATATTCTTCGCCAAAATGGGTGTTTCTATATCATTTCATAATATTCGTGAAAGTTTTTGGTAGGATCATAAGGAATGAGTTGAATAGATCTCTGTTTCAAGTATTCCTCTAATATCTGAATGTCATTTCCTAACCGTTTATATTCAGACTTGGGTAGTAAAATGGCCTTTACAAAAGTTAACGGTATTTGTCCCTTGAAAATCACCTCGTGGCTCATTAAATAAACATGTTTATTCGTCTTCTTTGTTTTTTTTTCTACATTTTCATGTAAATCTGCTAGAATTTTCTTTTTCAAAGGATTCAAATTGGGTTTACGTTTTAGATTCCCTTTTGAATGCCGGATTCTTGATTCGTGAGATTCTACACATTCACCAAAGTATCCGGAATCGCAAATATACATTTCATTCCTTTTCGCGATTGAAGTATCCATCACAAATAGGATAGGATTATAAGCCCATTTCATATCAGGATAGACCGGTAACCCATCCCATATATAATGACAATAAATACCGTTGGGTATATCAATGGTGTAATACTTTTCATGATCTGTAAAGGCGTCATCCAAGCCACCCGATTGAATAATAGCTTTTAGCCCGTGCATATTCGTAGCGTGCGTAAAGTATTCATACATACAATACTGAATATAAAAAGTGAAACGATTTATAGGAATATACGTATTTACAAACTGTTACCAAAATGATAAATGATGACGACGACGAAGATGATATTATTGCCTTCCGCAGTGGATACGCATTCGTGTACACCGGGAACGACCCCTACAGCGGGAAACCCGACGACGGCAACTGGTACGTGTGTGGCAAAGCACACGGGAACGAGACCCAAAGCGAAACGTTGAATACAGCACTCAATCAGTGGTTTGAAGCGTTGCCTGCAGACAACCGCGCGGCACTCGAAAAAATCCTGGTCTGACCGAGCCAACTTGGGGGAAACCCCTTTTTTATTTTAAATTTGATTTTTTAACACAAAGGGTCGTGAAACGTTGAAATGGGTATGCCATACTTACCAAGATATTATCTGATATGGATACTCTGATTCAACTGTAAATCCAGAATTACCAGACCCCTTTTCATCCATTGGAATGAGTAAAGACCAAATTTACAAGTAATCTTTTTTATTCTGTATCACAAAATTGAAACGTATTTAATTTATACTGACTTGTGAAATTGAATCCAACAATAAAAATGGAGAATCGCGCTCAAGGCAACATGGAAATCGGCGACTATAAAGGCGGCCAATTTCTCACGTATGGATACGACTGGTACTATTGTGGCAGATCCAATGGCCAAAACAGTGCGCTCAATGATGCACTCAAGCATTGGATTGAAGCGTTGCCTGAAAAGGAGCGTGCGGCACTCGAGCAAAACCTCGAGATCGAGGCCCAAGACAGTGCGCTCAATGAATTCAAGCAGTGGATTCTTGCGCAAGGCCTGGTATGACCAAGACAAATTGCCTTTTTTTATTTTTTAAATATGAATTCAATCTAAAAACAATATAAAGATATCTCAAGGTAAAAAAGTAAGTTCGTGTAGCTCAGTTGGTTAGAGCGATGGTCTTATGAGCCATAGGTCACCGGTTCAAGTCCGGTCACGAACATTCATCAATGAATGTACTGAGACGATCAAGCTGTTCTTCATTTCCATAAAGGATAATCGTGGGAGCCACGTCAAAGATCAGTTCATAGGTCATTCTATCTAACAAAGGAGTCATATTGATTTCTGCTCGAATTTGAAACGTTTCATCCACAATGTCGGCAATTTCGTCGCTCCACACAGCAGAAGTTGTTAAATGTAAATATCCAGAACGATCGGATGAGAACACTTGATTGTTTTCATCCCATTCATAACTGACCAATTTCATCAGATGAAGAATGTGCTCTTTTTGGGGAGGCGTTCCGTGAATGGCAATTTCTTTCCCTAAATAGGTAATGACCCTATAGGCGAAATAGCATTCGCTGTACACTCGACTTGAATCTATCGGGATGGTATTCAGTGCCTGCATTGCGGATTGCACCAACGATTGACGCGATTCAGTCCACATTTTTATGTATATAGCAGAAGAAGGAATCGACTTCAATTTTAGTATTTAAATCTTTCCTGTGAATAGAAAGGTATGGGGAATAGTCCGATCCAACGAATTAGTTTCGAAGACGTTCAATATGCCCAATCGACGGGACAATTGATCATCAATACCTTACCTGCCAAAGAACAATCCATGCTTATTTTGAAAACAATGAGTTGTGAGATGGAGATTCAATCGGTGGAACGCGCCATTCTTTTGAAAGAACCCATTCTCATTTACGGGAGACATTGCAACGACGAAACCATTTATGTGAAATACGACCAAATTAAAAAATTGGGAGGTCGCGTCTATCTCTATGTTGGTGGATTGTTTGAATGGTTATTGTTGCAGGATATTTATGGAGCGGAAAACTTTCAAACGACTGGAAGCACGCTCGACTTGTTGAAATACAAACCAAGTAATGTATTAAATACAAAATATCTAACGTATTAAAATGGCGGGTGGTTTATTAAATTTGGTTTCTGGGGGTACACAAAACGTCATCATGTATGGCAACCCGCAAAAGACGTATTGGACAAGTACCTACAAACAGATTACGAATTTTGGGTTGCAGAATTTTAGATTAGACTACGAAGGGTTGCGCCAACTTCAACTCACGTCGGATACAACCTATGTGTTCAAAGTGAAACGGTACGCTGATTTACTCACAAATACAGTCTTTACGATTCAATTACCTGATATTTACAGTCCCGTATACGAGAATCAACCCTATGAATTTGCGTGGATCAAAAACATAGGCGCGATGATGATTCGTTCAATTCGTTTCACCATTGGAGGGAGTCTCATTCAGCAAATGTCCGGATATGACATTGTTGCACTGGCAAATCGAGATTTAACCATGACCCAAAAGGAAAAATGGGACCAAATGATTGGCAATGTATCCGATTTGTACAACCCTGCATTGAGTCGAGGCGGGCTTTATCCCAATGCCTTTTACGAACAGAGAGGAGCGGAGCCGTCGATTCGAGGCCGTCAATTACGAGTGCCGTTGCCCATTTGGTGGGGCTTGAATTCGCAACAAGCCTTTCCTTTGATTTCTCTTCAATACAATGAGCTTCAAATCGAAGTCACGCTTCGCCCGATTCGTGAATTGTTCCAAATACGAGATATTACCAATTTGACGGGCAATCCAAACAACGTGATTGCGCCCAATATGGTGATTCCAGAACATCAAATGTCCCGATTTTTACAGACACCACCAGATGGCCCGTATGGTGCATTTAATCCTTCGTGGAATGAAAATACCCATTTGTCGTGCACGTATGGTTTCTTGTCCGAAGACGAATCCTATATTTTCGCCACAAAACAACAGTCCTATTTGATACGTGAATTGTATGACACGTGGTTTTATAGCGTATCTATTACGGACAAGGTATGGTTGCAAAACTCTACCAGTTTGGTCCTTGCATGGATGATGTTTTTTCAACGGTCGGATGCATCGGAACGAAACGAATGGAGCAATTTCACCAATTGGGCCTATGACTATTTGCCTTCAAACATTACACCCACCGACCTTTCCGATGCAAACGGAAACCTAATGTATCAAACGGGACAATACGCCCCCGAAAACCAAAAAGATATTTTACAGGCGTTGGGTATTTTATTTGATGGTTCGGTACGGGAAGAAGTACGATCCGGAACTCTTTATAAATACGACCAACAATACCTAAGCATTCCGGGACAAGGCCAAGCTTCTTTGGATGGAATGTACTGTTATAATTTTTGCTTGAATACGAGTCCATTCGTCCTCCAGCCATCGGGTGCGGTCAATTTATCCAAATTTTCCGTGATTGAACTTGAATTCTCTACCATTACTCCCCCTGTAAATCCAGAATTAAATGTTCTTACCATATGCGACCCCTTTTCAGGCCAATCCATTGGGACGAGTAAAAGTGTGGCCAAATTGTACACGTATTATTACAATATGCTTGTGATTGAAGAACGATTCAACGTCATTAGTTTCATTGGTGGAAATGCCGCGTTGATGAATGCACGATAATCTCGGTTTATAGTATGCTTGTTTCGATTTGCCATTCATTATCTGCATTCTTTTTGGCTTCTTATGCATTTCTATTTAGTCGTAGCAAGTACGATGTTCTCCTATTAGGCATTATCTATACCGTTGCCTTGCTATGGAGTTTATATAAGGGAGAATGTCCGCTGAGTTATTATTTAAAAAAGTACAAGGATCCCAACTATGTTCTGGGTAGCAATGTATATTCAGAGGATATCTATGTTGTATTTGGACCGAACTATGTTCCTGCGATGAAACTCTTTTATACGATCGTGAATCCGATTCTGCAAACCGCAACCTTATATCTATTACTGAAGCGTCAACATTTCAGTACAATCGTCACAATCGTGTACCCGTTATTGTTTTATGGTTATTATTACAGCACAAGGTTTTTAAAAACACATTGGTTCAGTCCCCTTTTTACCCTTGTATTTGCGTATATCCTTTATGATATATTCCGTACAAAATTGAACTGACTTATCACCCTCCTTTAAGTATATCGCAATGCCACGAATTTATTTCACTATCCTGAAATGTGGTACGCCAGAGTACCTGGTCACCGTAAAGCTGAATGACAAGGAAGGAGAAATACGAATATTTCAAACGGAACATGACGCACGAAAATGTTATCAAGCGTTGATTCCATACAAGAATGATTCCCAGATCTTACTTGAAAAATTCAAAACGTACGTGTAAGCGCTCATTTTTTTTTCGAAAAAAAATCTGGTGCTCAACGAGTGGAAATAAGAGCAACCCGTGCACGAGCACGTTCCTCTTGAAGGAGGCGTTGCTCAGCCTTAATCGCGTCTATTTTCGGCTGTAGACACTGAATGTCTGATTGGATTGGGGCATTGACTTCCGTGGGTTCGAGCATGATGAAGTTTGTGCTTATACTCTATAAGATAATGAGTTTCAATTTTATCAAGATAAACAGACTTTGATAATCTATGTAATGTTCATACCCCATCCAGACGTGAACTGGGCTAAACTATCTTCGAATCCAGAAGTACATCTTTTAGAATCCCATTTAGACAAAGTCTATTGGAACATTCTTTCTCGGAATCCATACGCCATTTATTTATTCCACTCGAATTTGGAAAAAATAAACTGGTACTTGGCTTCTATTAATCCAAATATTGTACCCTTTCTAGAAAGGCATTTGGATAAAATCCATTGGCATGGATTGTGTCAAAATCCAAATGCCCTCCCTTTACTGGAAAAACATTTGGACAAACTTCATTGGGATATGTTATCTCAAAATCCAGGTGCCCTACCTCTGTTGGAAAAACATTTGGATAAAATTCACTGGGACCGGTTATCTGCGCTTCCAAATGCAGTTCCTCTTCTTGAAAAATACCCTGAACGTATTCATTGGGGTATCTTATGTAAAAATCCAAACGCAATACCTCTTTTAGAATCACGCATTGCTTTCACGGGAGATTTGGATGAGATCGAATGGATTTGGTTATCTACAAATCCAAACGCCTTGCCTCTTTTGGAAAAATACCCCCATCGTATCAAATGGTCTTTTGCCTCTTCCAATCCAGGTATTGTACCTTTGTTGGAAAAAAACATACGCGAGGTCCAATGGGACACGGTATGTACGTATGCATACCCAGAGTTTATTCCCTTTCTCGAAAAACACATCGAGTACTTATGTCCCAAATGTTGGGATTGGTTATCTAGTCATCCAAACGCACTTCCTTTATTAGAAAAATATCCCGAACATATTGTATGGGAACAACTCTCGTGCAATCCAGGTGCACTACATTTACTGGAGAAATATCCCAATAAAATAAACTGGAATCAATTGTCTGCAAATCCAAAGGCGAATCATCTGTTGTTCAAATTGGATTATACTCAGATGAGAGAAACCAAACAAGACTTTCGAGAAGAACTAATGAGCTATATTTTTCAACCGGACCGTTTGATACGACTCTCTAGACAGTTTAACCTAGACTTGAAAACCTATTTATCGTTCATTTGACCAAACGCCGAGTTTTTCGTTTTTTACTTTGTTTTTTTCGTGCCTGACATTCTGGATCATAGTGAATGGATGGTAAAGGAATGTTTTGAAAGTCCAATGAAAGTAACATACGTTCAATGTTTCTAGTATGGACAAACCCAGCGTAAATGACAATATTTTTGTACCAACGACCCTCTTCTTTTAAGATGCGACAGCACGTAAAAAAGTCCATCAAAAAACGTTGTACTAACATATAAAAAAGTTCAATGGTATGATCTGTTTCGGAGTAATCTCTCCACATTTCTATAAATGCATCTCGAAGTATTTTCCATTCAATGAATCGACCACCACTGTAACATTTTTTAAAAAAATTAGAATCAAGAAGCTTATGATACACTTTTTCAAAAAACGCTATTTTTGAAGATTCACTTGATTGTAAAAACAACTCTCTGTCTGGTATTTGGTCAACCATAAATGTTTGCAAGCCGAAAGGGTCGTTATGGAACATATCGATGACACGCGGATCGCGTAGCGCCCAAGGTATACCATCCTCTGGAACAATCTCCAATAAATCATTAATAATGGTTCGTAAAACATATAACATGATTATATCACGACCACCAGTATCGAGGTAAATATCCAAATGTATCCTCATATAATTGACTATCTTATCTCCTCTTGATCTGGGTAGAGTGGATATAGGATCTAGCCAATGCACACGAGCGTTGGGCAATGGTACATCCGTTTTCGGGAGGTTACTTTTAGGTTGTATGTATTGGAGTACACGTGATTGTATGTATTGGAGTACACGCGACCTTGTAGATGGTATTTTTTGTACACGTGACTTTACCGGTATGTATTGGTCTACCAGATTACGAACTAATCCAATGTTCGCTTCACCATCCGTGTTTACACGTTGGCTACAAATCGCCCTTGTTTTATCTAACGGAGGTTCATTGATTCCTAGCATAATGGTTCCACTGTCCTTTTCTAGCATAAAATCTACGGGTTCATCCTTTGTTCGTGTTCGAAGATACTCCTCAATGATGGAACAAAGGGGTGTGAATCCTTTGTGACGACAAAACTTAGGAGTATGTATTTCACCGATAAGAAATATTTTTTTATCGTCTCTTTGTAAAAGACTCGTTTTGACCACTCCAGACAATGGAATCATAAGTTCACGAAACGGCTGCAATGGATCTGACATACTATACCAGATAATTTGTCGAGTTTTAAATAAACAAATATACTATGAGTTTTGTGTACCAGAAAAGACAAATACAAGGAAGGATGGTGTCTTTCAAAGACAAGGCAATCCAATTACAGCAATTACGGATGCAGTATGCACGTTTGAATGCGGCGCGTTTAAATGAACGATTGAATGTAAACACCCGAATCACGAAGAAAGCACTTCTGGTGGGAATTAATTATATAGGCACATCGAACGCATTGGCTGGATGCATCAACGATGTAAACAATATACATACTTATTTAGGTTCCAAAGGATTTACTTGTCAACTCATTACGGACCATACGGTCTTGAAACCGACACGAGACAACATTCTACATGCCTTGACACAACTTCTGGTCAATGCCGTTGATGGAGACGTGTTAGTCTTTGAGTATAGCGGACACGGTACTTATGTGAGAGATACCAATCGAGACGAAGTAGATGGATATGACGAAGCCATGGTTTGTCTAGATAGAAGAATTTTGGATGACGAACTGAAATCCTTATTGGTCAATCACTTGAAAAAAGGGGTCACCTTATTTGTATTGATGGATTGTTGCCATAGCGGCACGATATTAGACCTCAAGTATCAATACGATGGGGTCGATAAGGTCAATCCGAAGAATCTGGAAACGGCGGGTAAAGTGTATATGATAAGTGGTTGTATGGACAGACAAACTAGTGCAGACGCCATGATTAACAAACAGGCGCAAGGTGCAATGACGTGGTCTTTGTTAAACACGTTAAAAACAAATATAACGTGGCGTGAACTGCTTCAGTCGATGCGAACCTTGTTGAAAAAGAGTGGATATATCCAAATTCCGCAACTCTCTACCGGAACATTAGAAGATATGAATTCTATTGTCTTTTTATAGTACGCCGAATTTTACGTTTACGTTGTCTAGATTTGCCACCTGTTTCGGAACAGAATGGATTGTAAGGAATAGGTGGTAAATCAATATTTGTAAATTTGTATGAAAGTAATATACGTTCAATGTTTCTAGTATGCGCAGCCCCAGCGTATATGACAATGTTTTTGTACCAACGCCCCTCTTCTTTCAAGATGCGACAGCACGTAAAAAAGTCCATCAAAAAACGTTGCACACAAAAATAAAAAAATCAATTGTATTTTCTTTTTGGGAATCATCTATCCAACTTTTATAAAATATGTGCCGAAGGTATACCAGGCCAATATTTCGTTCACCATCATAACATTTTTTGAAATATTTAGAGTCAGCAAGCGTTTCATACACTTGATCGAAAAACTCTCTTTTTGAAGTAGCACTCGATTGTAAAAACAAATCTCTGTCTGGTATTTCATCAAAAACAAGAGTTTGAAAATTGGAAGGGTCTTTGTCGTACGATTGGATAACGTGTCGTTCGGCCAGGGTCCACTGTCCCGCCTCCGATTCTTCTTCAATCCTCAAGATACGATTTATGATGCTTCGACAAATATATAAGGAAGTTAACCTGTTTTGGTTTACACCATTGTGACACATTTGGGTGTAAAGGAAGGTGTAAAACGACATAAATTGGATTAACCTATCTCCTCTTGTTATGGGGTCGACGATTTTAGGATCTAGCCAATGTACACGAGCATTTGGCAATTCTACAAACGTTCGTGGTACAGGTTGTAGTACAGGCGACCTTACAGGTGGTATGTATTGGTGTACCATATGACGAACTAATCCAATGATCGCTTCACCCGTATTCACCCGTTTGCTACAAATCGCCCTTGTTTCCTCAAACGAAGGAGGTATAAATTCTTCTTCATTCGGCTTTTCAAGCATAAAATCTACGGGTTCGTCCTTTGTTCGGGTTTGAAGATACTCCTCAATGATGGAACAAAGGGGTGTGAACCCTTTGTCGCGACAAAACTCGGAGGTATGGGTTTCACCGATAAGAAATATTTTTTTATCGTCTCTTTGTAAAAGACTCGTTTTGACCACTCCAGACAATGGAATCATAAGTTCACGAAACGGTTGCATACTTTATACACAGATTTGTTCACTTGGTCCATCTTAAAATATGTCTGTAATTCATGAACGTTGAAAAAGAGGATATGGTCACGATTCCCATTCCTACGTACTCGGATTATTACAGAATCAAACAAAAATATGAGGAAACGGGTAAATGTCCAAACTGTAAAAAAACAAAGATGGTCTTTAAGGTAATCGACCGAATTCTAACTGCGACGTGTAGTCCTTCGTGTAAAAGCAATATGCGTATACTCGAAGATACCTATATCACCTATGATGAATACGCTCGACAAAGCAAACAAGACTATGAAAAATCGATAGAGGCAATACTCCGCGCCAAGTTTGACCGACTGTTTGATTATCAGTCCTCCATTAATCTAGCACAATTGCGGGATCATTATTTGGGACAAAAGGAGACCTATGATAATTTGTACATTCAATGGGAGAAATCGGACCCCAATCACCCCCAACTCAAGAAAGATCGGGATGAACTCATTTCAAAACTTAAAACAAGCAATAGTCCTGAAATACACGCACAACTCAATCACGTCCTGAATGAATTACATAAAATCGAGTATACGAGAATCTACAACGAGACGGTTCCAACACCAGCCTATGATTTAGAAATACGCACCCTTTAACGTATCTGTAGAGAACGAATTTTGTTGATGATATACATTCGGTCCTCTTCATTTCGCTTACGAAGTTGTTCAGGCGTCAGCTTTTTCTTACGTTTAAAATACAAGATGAGGGTCACCGTAAGAACAAACAATACAAATAAGACGATATTGACAATCCAAGTATAGTACGTCATTTTGTATTCTTTACATTGCTGGAAAGACCCATTGAAATAATCACGAATGCCTGGTTCAATCAAATGGTCCATACGTTCAGGCATTACAAAAAAAATAGGCATTTAACTGTATGATGAGCTTATCGTTTAGTTCGTTTTTTTGGATATCTGCCGTTTATTTTTATCTAAAGTACTCTGCGTCCATTCCCGAGTATTTGGGTATCTTCTTTTTAATCCTGGTAATGTTGTTCATGTACTTTATCAACGTGGGCATTATGCAGACCAAATGTGGTTCTGCAAGCGGGTCGGTGTTTCAGGCTACTTTACTTCCGTGGCTATTGATGTTCGGCCCAATGATGTTGGCTCTGCAGTATTTCCCACAATGGAAAAATCCATTCTCCAATACCTTAGGATATATGGTGGCGAGATTGGCAGGTGGAACTCAACAATTACTTTCCTTGTTAAAACCTGGATCCGAAGTAAAGTTACATTATGTATACAAAGACCCCTCTCTTCTCCTCAATCAATTTACGACAAGTAATTTTGATACCGTCCTTGCATCCTTCCGTGAAGATATGGAGTATACCGAAGAATCCAAACAAGCCTTTTTCAAAATCGTTCGGTTGAAAGACCTTGTGTCCGAGTGGATTTGGTATTTGTTGACTGCGTCTGTGGTCATCAGTACATCGTATACCATGTTGATGAACGGGGAGTGTACAAAAACAGTGGACGATTATGTCTTATCGCACCAAGTCGCAATGGCAGATACGACGGAACCCACACCATTGCCCTTGTACACGGTCACTGAGTAATCGTATCCAATGAATGTTCTCTTGCGAATACGTGAATATTCCAATATAAGGAGAAATCGCGATATTGGCTAAACGAGGGTGAAATTGTGCGAACGTATTTTTTTTCTAGGTCTATCATTTCTTTTGGAGCATCCACGATTCCACTATCAAAATCGATAAGTCTGGGTAAATTATCGAATCCTAAGACGATGTTCCCACTATGAATATCTCCGTGAAGAATTTTATTGGAATGGAGAAGTTTTATTGCTTTCAACAGATGTTTTTTGTTGAACTGTTCACCTTTGCGTAAAGGGTTTGCCTTTACCATGATTTCGGACCTATGTTTATTCTCATCGGTTACACCATCTTCTCGATTTGATTCTAAAAGTTCGCCTGGTTCACAATATTCAGGATAAATAAAATACTTTTGTTCAGGGTCTATTGCCTTAAGTTTTTTCATAAGTTCTTTTTTATGATGCACCAAAAACAGTAGTTTCCTATCGTCATTTATAACTCTTGACACATAGTTTGTCATATCTCTTCCGTCTTTACACGGAATAGCCGGATAAATCACTTTTGCAGTTTTCCCTTTGGATAACATCTTACCGCCTCGTCGTCTAGTACCCATACAATATAGTATAAAAATCATTGAATCATGGAGTAACATACAAGGATACGGAAAAGGTTAAGATTGCGAGTAGAATCACCACCAGCCATAGAGGTACAACCGTACGTTTTCGATAACCAATGCCAAAAGGACGTAACGATCCGTCTGGATTGTACAACAGTACAGGTTTCATAACATTGACCAAAATAAACAAGAGAACAAACAGGGCAATCGCTACCGTTAATCGATTCATATAGTAGGTGATGCGATTTTATTTTAATCATTCTCATCGCCGTTTCCATCGCCACCGAGGTCAGTGTCTTCTGCAACCCCAAAATCGTTTCCAAATAAGGCCGATTCCAGTTCGTGCTGTTCCGCGTTATAGACACGACTTCGTGCTAATTGAGCTTCCTTTGAAAGATTCATCGATTGTCTAAAGTTGAAAAGGAATTTATCATCGGAGTTCATTTGGTCTCGTCGTATTTGACGGTCATTGGCTTCAATGGTTTTTTGTTTTAAGATGTACGAATCAATAGCTTGCATGGTGACAAATACCTTTTTCACGTCTAGGGTAAAAAAGTCACAGTAAATATCCAAAATACTAAATAAGACTCTATGATGATCCATCGGGCATCGGGTAATGTATTTATGAAAAATTGAGTAGATGTAGTAGATGCATTGTTCACGAGAGACATCTGTTCTCGTCAAACTGAATTGTCCAATCATATCGTCGATGGTAGTATCCTCGAGTATACCTTGTAATCCAAGGTGTTGAGTTGAACATTTTTCTAATTTACCAAAAATAGAATGATGGCTCATTTCTTCGAGTTGTTGAAGATGTGTGGGTAACAGAATCTTGACGAATCGAGCGGGGTACGCATTCTGTTCGTAATATTCAGGTTTGTTCAATAAGAAAGAAGGGTAGAGTCGTCCAATGTTTTGAATAAAAGACTGTAAATAGACCACCGGTACATCCTGAGTCTTCAATGAGGGTGTGAACCCAAATTGTATTAATTCGTCCCGAAGCGGTGGGATCAATTGATCAAAGGGGATTCCCTCTTGTATTACCCCTTTATCTCCACGAGCCAGTTTAGGCAAGATGGTTTGTACAATCTCTTTGTCATAGGGTAACGGTAGTTTTGCAGGAATAAATATTTTAGAGGTGGTAGAATAGAGTAGGGGCGCCTCAAAATGTCGCATCAAAGGAATTGCATCCATAGGAACTATGGGCGGGAGTATGGTATTTACACGATATTGACCCTCACGCAGTGGCTTTTTACGGGATTGAGTTTGAATCATCTGTAAAATCGTCATCATCATATTATATTCTGTTCTGGAACTCGTCACGCGTATGTTAGAAGGAGGTAAAAAGGTCTCCCACGTGGTAGACGATGTTTTCTGCAATCCAACCCTTGCCGGTTTTCGTTGAAGCAGTCGTTTCACTTCGTAATAGGTGGAAACCCGTTTGATTTCTTTCTCAATGATTTCTGCGGATAATTCTTCCATGGGTTGTTTGAATTTGTTGAAGATGGTTTGATAGGATGATTTCTTTTTGACCAGTTTCGCGATTTCTTCCGGTAACGCAATCGAATATTCAATCTCTGCAAATCGCAAGACAAGTGCAATCGCGTGAACCAACCGATTGGAGGGAGAGGATAATATTTTAAGAATCATAAAAGTATAATACCTCGTTACATTGACACCAATAGCTATACTAGTCGTATTCAATAATTCCACCAAGAAAGGATTGAGTGGATTATCTTCACGTTTCAACTTATATATGGGTTCGTCTTCAAATTCAGTCGAATGCACCATCTCATCAAAGGTATGCTCAAAATCAATCTGATCGACCATGACACCCCCGTGTCTGGTGACAATGGCGCCATCCTCTTTGACAAGAGAACCTTCTGTCAAGAGTTGAACCAATACTTCCTTGTATCGTTTTTCTTCAAACCCTTTGATGAGTAATTGGAATACTCTCGGCAATAATTTGAGTCCGGTAATACAGTATAACCAATGTTCGTCTTCGGTAGGGTGCGCAACACGTGTATAATCACGAATAAAGTAGATGAGTTCTGTATATCGTTCTTCAAGAGGTTTCGCCATAATGAGGTTTAACAATGGAGCTTTTGGCGATTGTTGGATAACGACAATGGATTTCCCCATGGCAAGCATTCGTTTGTTGTATTTCAATACGGATTGTTCAGACAAGTGTTTTTTTACCTCAAGGAGATACGTGAGTGTTTTTTCTCGATCTTGGATAAATTTATCAAACACGGCTTTACTCTTGTACATCTCCAGTTGGTAATCCACCAGAATGGATTGCATCAAATTTTGTTTCAGACGAAACGACACATCCACGCAAGAGGTCTCGTCTACGGTACATTCCGGTTCGTCTGAAGTACAAGGGTACGGTCCTGAACAAGTGGCGTCTAATTTCCATTCTTGGTTGATACGTTTGTAATAGACATTTCCATTTAGAGTGGTCAATTGCGCGTAATCGCCGTTCAAGACTGGTCGTTGTTTCTTTAAAAAGTGGGGTGCATACAGATAGGCCTCTGGTGGCGGCATATATTCGACGCGAACCAAATGTTCAATCAAGCTTTCTAAATCCATACCTTGATAGGCCGTGTAATCTGTTTTGTCAAATGCCGGATCATAAAAAGTTTCTTTGTTATTATCTGAAGTAAGTTTTTTTAGGTTCTCATACACTTTCACAACGGGTGGAGCAATCTGAGAGGGCTCTAACCTTTTTTCAATGTGTTTATCTAATCGGTTGCTATAATCCAAGTTCATCTGTTTGCATTGAAGGATGGCATATAAACTCCCATTGTCCGTGTGCAGTAAAGACACTTGATATTCAGACGCAGATTGGTGTTCGTATTCAAGGAGTGGATTGGATACGTATTCGGGTAAGTCGATTTTGGTATAGGACTGAATGAATTCTTTTACTTTGGAAAGGATAGAGTCTAAGAAAGTCATATTGTTCTGATGAATCAAGTAGGGTGATAATTGTTGCACACATCCTTGGACTGAATAAAAAGGATAGCGGGTATCCACCATTTGTTCTTGTGAAGGGACACATTCCGATAAGGCCATCGATTCTCCAGTTGGGACCCGATGCGTAAAAAGGTCCAATTTTGAATAATGGGTTCGCGACAAGAGTGTGTTTCCAGGAACAAAGGCTCGTGTATAGTCTACTGGAAGTACATAATAGGAAGCAAACTCTGCAATCTCAGGTGTAGTATGTATCTGGTCATAAGGGTCTGCATAGGGCTTCACCAATACCTGTGGAAAAAAACCCCCTTTGATTTCTTTAAATGGCAATTTGGGAGAAATCGATTTCAATCGGGTAGAATTCGGAAGCAACACTTCAATCGTGGAATGTATCGCGGTTCCATTCAAATCACTGATAAAAGGAGCCATTTCATTCAAGAGTTTGGTGTAAATGGACCTAAAGGACCTACTGGTAGAACTATTCTGTCCAAGTTGAATTTTCGACATTTGTTGAAAGGAAGCGATGGAGTCCTCGTCTGTTTTAAACAAGGCTCGACGAACCCGCCCTCGTCCCAGATTATCCAATACAGGTAAAATCCACTTGACATGAAAGGGATCCACCTCGAACAAGGCGCGCTGAGGGTCCAGTTGATCATTCGAGTAAAGCTGCCGTAATTCACGGAAACGTTGGACCACTCGGTTTGCATTCCGAATGGTGCGAGACGTTTGTTTGGGTACTACAAGTAATTTATCCATAAGGTCTGTCAATTGGCGTTCTAACGTGTATCGATGCTGGCTTTCCGGTATATAATAATCATCTT